CCATCATCAGCGGGCGGCGCTGGTGGACGCGTGGGAGCGGGGGCGGTTGCTGTTTCTGAAGCCGGGGTTGGCGCGGAAGGAGCAGGATCTGGAGGAACTGATTCATCCGCCGGGGGGCAGGCATTACGGGCATGTGATGCCGACCTACAAGGTGGCGAAGCTGGCGGTGTGGGACAAGGTGAAGCACTATGCGCGGGGGGTGCGGGGCGTGGTCTTGAACGAGCAGGAACTCCTCGTGCGGTATCCGAATGGGAACAAGTTTCAGTTGTTCGGGGCGGATCATCCGGATTCGTTGCGCGGTCCGGCGTTCAGCGGGCTGAGTTTTGATGAGTATAGCCAGCAGGATCCGGAGATTTTCGGGTCGGTGTTGAGCAAGGCGCTCGGGGACCATCTCGGGTATGCGATCTTTTTGGGCACCATCAAGGGCAAGGATCATTTGTATCGGACGTGGGAGGCGGCGACGAAGGCGCCCGAGACGTGGTTCAGTCTGTGGCAGGACGTGGATACGAGTCTGGCGACCGAAGAAGGTATTACGATCCAACTGCTCAGTCAGGCGATGGCCGATGACCGGGACTTGATTGTGCAGGGGTTGATGAGTCAGGACGACTACGACCAGGAGTGGTACCTGTCGGCGGATGCGGCGATCAAGGGGGCGTTCTTCGCCAAGGAGATGCAGGTCGCGAAGACGGAGGGCCGGATTCGGGCGGTGCCGTATGACCCGGCGCTGCCGGTCGATACGGACTGGGACCTCGGGGTGGATGACAGCACGACCATCTGGTTCAGCCAGAGTCTCCGGAGCGGGGAGATTCGGCTCATTGATTACTACGAGAATAGTGGCGAGGGTCTCCCGCACTACGTGAAGGTGCTCCAGGAGAAGCCGTATGTGTACGGGACGCATAATGGCCCGCATGACATCAAGGTGCGCGAGTTGGGGACCGGGAAGAGCCGCATTGAGTCGGCGCGGGCGCTCGGGGTCAACTTCGAGGTGACGGCCAAGCTCGATCTCGGGGACGGGATCAATGCGACCCGGGCGTTCCTGGCCCGCTGCTGGTTCGACGCCGTGCAGTGCGCGCGCGGGATCGAATGTCTGCGAAACTACCGGAAAGTCTGGAACGCGAGTCTCGGGCAGTTCACGGGGACGCCGGTGCGGAACTTCGCGACCCACGGGGCCGATGCCTTGCGGGGATTGGCGACGAGGCATCGGCCGCCGGAGGGGGAGACGCCGACGCGGCGCGTGCAGGCGAGTCCGTACGACCTGGGCCAGCAGGGCCAAAGCTGGATGGGGATCTTCGTGCTCGCGGCCTTGTGGGTTGATAGACTCGCGGGATGGATGTAGCGCGTCGATTCGAGGGGCGGCGGGTCTCGGTCTACAAGTGGCAGCGGGAACAGATTGCGGCAGGGCGGTGCCGGTGTTGCGGTCAGCCGCGCAGTTCACGGAGCGCGATTCGGTGTGATGCGTGTTGCGAGCAGCATCGGCTCGCGCAGCAGCGACGGCGGCAAACGCCAGCGGAGAAGCAGAAGCACGTCGCGCGGGAGTCGATTCGGCAAGGCCGGAAGCGGGGCCGCGTGCAGGCCCCTTCGACGTGTACCCGGTGTGGGCGGGCGTCGGCGATGCAAGCGCATCACGAGGACTACACGCAACGGCGCACGGTCTCCTGGCTCTGTCGAGCCTGTCATGGCCGTGAGCATAGACAGGGGTGACACATGGCACTACTCAAGGATCGCGAGACGAAGGACAGCAAGAGCGCGGAGTCGGCGGCGGGGCTGGTCACGGCGGCCAATGAGCGGTTCGCGGCGATGGTGACGGCCAAGGGCGGCGTGTGTGCGGCGGCGGGCGGGGACGTGGCCGCGCCTCCGGCGCTGACGCGGCTGGCCTCGGCGGTCTGCCGGTTGGATCCGCGCGAGGCCCAGGACGCGGCGTGGGGACCGACGATTGACCAGTTGGCGGAAGCCTGGGTGTCGGCGGGCCTGACGACCTGGGGACCCCCGCCGGAGGGGTACGTGTTCACGGGCGTGGTCCCGGGCGGGAGCGGCGTGCGGCTGCTCTGGAGCTACGACGTGTCGGCAGATGTGTGGCTGGGCCGGTTCGACATCTTCGGGCATCCCTAAGATCAATAGATAGGGATGCAGGTCCTGTTACTGCTGCCGTTCGCGCGCGCGCGGCTGCAAGAGGTCCGGGAGGCGCGAGAGTGGCGGGTGCCGTTGCCGGTGCCCGTCACCTTCGCGGACGCGGACGACGGGGCGGGGCCGCTGACCGCCCCGGAGCGGGGGGATCACGTCTATCGGTTCTGCGGCCTGACCTGTACGTACGGCCCCCAGGTGTTCGAGGTCTGGACGGTGGACGGCGTGCGGCCCCCGCCCGATCCCCACGGCGACGACTGAGGGCCGTGCTATACTCGCCCCCGTTTCGGGCGGAAGCCCAAGGAGTCTGACCCATGCCTGCTCCCGCGATGTCGGTCGTCAAGATGAGTGGCCCCCCCACGGCGCCTGCGGCCTCGAAGGATTCGGGCGGGGAGACCGCCCCGCACGACATCGAGCGCATGGAAGTGGAGCGGACGGACAACGGCGGCTTTGTCGTGACCACCTTCCAGGCCCCGCCCGCCAAAGGCGGGGAGATCGGGGACGCGCTGGCCTTCACCCGGCCCAGCAAGCACTCGTTCAGTTCGATCGACGATCTGGTCGGGTACATGACGGAAGCCTTCAGCCCGACGCCGACCGACGCGCCGACCGAGCCGCCTGCGGAAGAGACCCCGGCAGGCGAAGCCCCCGGCCCCGACGAGGCCGAGGCGTAGCGCCATGCGGGGACGCCTGACGGCGGAACTGCCGACCGACGACGGCGCGCGGCTCCGGGTCCTGGGGAGCGAGATTCGCGACCTCGCCCACCTGGAGGCCCTGGTCGCGCAGACGACCCCGGCGATGCGGGCCGAGGTGCGAAAGCTGCTCGCGACGATTGTCCCCTTTGACGTGCCGCCCCCAGGAGACCCCGATGCCGCTTGAGAAGGGCACGTCCCGGAAAGTCATCTCCAAGAACATCAAGGAGATGGTCGCGACCGGCCATTCGGTGAAGTCCTCGGTCGCCGCCGCGCTCCACACCGCGCACCCGCTGGCGCGGCCCAACCCCCTCCACAAGGCGCGCGCCCTCAAGCAATAAGATGCCGACGATCCTGACGGTCCCCGAGGTCATCCGGGCGCTGCCCCGGCGGGACTGGGCGGTGTGTGCCGCGATGATGTTCGTCTGGACGACCGACCACCCCCTCCGGCTCGCCGTGTGTCTGGCGGGCGAGCGCGACTTCGTCCGGACGGCGAAGCGGTCGGGCGCCTACGAGGCGTATCAGTTCTTCGACGAGGACTACCGGGCCATCTTCCGGATGATCTGTGACACCGTCCGCGAGGACCTGCACGCGCTCGCCCCGGATGGGCCGATCCATGTCTGAGACCGCCCTCTCGGCCCGCGACACCCTGACGCTCGTCACGAGTGACGGCGCGGCGATCCAGGCGGGCGAGGACGGGAAGCGCCAGCAAGTCGCCAAGTTTCTCCAGGTGGCGCGCGAGCGGTTCCAGTTGGTGCAGGCCGCCGAAGGGACGATGCGGGCCAAGCAGCAGGAAGACCTCCAGTTCGTGGCGAGCGAGCAGTGGGCCGAGGATGTCAAGCGCGAGCGCATCATCGATCAACGCCCCTGCCTGACCATCAACCGCCTCCCGCAGTTCATTCGCCAAGTGGTCAACGCGACCCGGTCCAACCGGCCCGGCATCGAAGTCAATCCGATCGACAGCGGCGCCGACCCCAAGACGGCGGAAATTCTCATGGGGATCATCCGGCACATCGAGACGCAGTCCGATGCCCAGGTCGCCTACACGACCGCCGCCGAAGCCCAGGCCCGCATCGGACGCGGGTACCTGCTGGTCGATACCGAATACTCGGCGGAAGATTCCTTCGCGCAGGAAATCCGCATCAAGCGGGTCCGCAACCCGTTCTCGATCTACCTGGACCCGACGATTCAGGAACCGGACGGGTCGGATGCCCGCTTCGGCTTCATCATCGAGGACATCCCGAAGCACGAGTACCAACAGCGGTTCAAGGACGACGGCGACATGGCGAGCCTCGCCGAGTTCGTCGCGGGCGGGGAACGCGCGCAGGACTGGATGCCCGAAGGCAAGGTCCGGACGGCGGCCTACTGGCTGGCCGATGTCGTGGACCGGGAACTCCTGCTGGTCGAATGGCCGGACGGCCAACGCCAATCGGTGTTCGAGGACATCTACCGGAAGTGGCCCGCCGCCGACCAACTGGCGACCCGGGAACTCAAACGCCGCACGGTCCCGACCAAGCAGATCAAGTGCGCGCTCATCAATGCCGTCGCGATCCTCGAAGGCAACGACGATCGGACCGATGGCCGCGCGTGGCCCGGCAACCGCATCCCCATCATCCCGGTGATTGGCGAGGAACTGGACCTGAACGGGGAACTCGACTACCGGGGCATGGTCCGGGACGCCAAGGATCCGCAGCGGCTGTATAATTTCCAGAATACCGCGCTCGCGGAAACCCTCGCCCTGGCCCCGAAGGCCCCGTATGTGGGCTACGCCGGTCAGTTCGAGGGGTTCGAGGCCCAGTGGCGGCAAGCCAACCGCCGCTCGTTCCCGTACCTCCAAGTCAAGCCCGTCATGGTCAACGGCCAGTTGGCCCCGCTGCCCCAGCGCAACGTGGCCGAACCGGCGATCATGGCGATTACCCACGCCATCAGCCAAGCCGACAGCGACCTGAAGGCGACGATGGGCCTGTTCGAGCCATCGCTCGGCCAGCGCCAGGGGGAACAATCGGGCAAAGCCATCACCGCCTTGCAACAGCAGGGCGAGATGGCGAACAGCAACTTCCTCGACAATTTGTCGCGGGCCATTCGGGCGGTCGGCCGCATCATCGTGGACCTCATCCCCCACATCTATGATGAGCCGCGCGTCCTGCGGATCCTCGGCCTGGACGACAAGCCGAAGACCGTGATGGTTCACGCCGGGGCGCCGCCCCAGGACCTGGAGGGCCAAGTGCTCCCCGACGATGTGAAACACGTCTACGACCTGTCGGTCGGCCGGTACGACGTGGCGATCAGCACCGGCCCGTCGATGGCGAGCAAGCGCCAGGAAGCCCTGGAGGCGCTGACCCAAATCTGCACGAGCAACGACACCGCCTTCCAACTGCTCGGCGACCTGATGGTCGAGAACATGGATTGGCCCGGGGCGGCGACCGCCTCGGCCCGCCTGAAGAAGGCGCTGCCGCCGAACTTGCAGGACGAGGGCGACGACCCGCCCATCCCGCCGAAGGCCCAGGCCGAGATGGCGCAGATGAAACAGATGGGCCAGATGCAGGAACAGGCCCTTCAGGCCGCCACCCAGGCGCTCAAGGACATGCAACTGAAGGTCGATCAGCGGCACGCCGACGCGCAGGCCAAGATCGTCATCGCCCGCGAAGAGATCCAGTCGAAAGAACGGATCGAGGCGATGCGCCTGAACGTCGAGGTCCAGATCGCGCAGATCAAGCTCCAGACCGAGCAGGCCGCGCACCGGTTCGAGACCGACCACGCGCGGCTGACCCAGCACCTCGATCACGGCCACGAGGCCGCGCTCGCGCAGCACGACGCGCAGCAGGCCCGCGAGGCCGCGATCCGGGACGCGGCCCTTGCGCCCGCCCCCAATTCAGGGCAGACTCCCTAATCATTGATGCAGACCACCATGGCGGCTGAGATTCCTCCGGTCCAGAACCAGAACGAGGTCGTGCTCAGTTCCGTGAGCGAGACCGAAGCCGAACTGCGCGCCACGCTCGGCCTGCCGCCGGTGGACGCGCCGACCCCGCCCGATCCGGTGACCCCGGCGACCCCGGCGCCGGTCGCCGAGGAACCCAAAGAGAAGGCCCCGGTCGAACTCCGCATCAATCAATTGACGCGCGAGCGGTACGAAGAGAAGGCCCGCGCCGACCAACTCGAAGCCGAACTCGCCCGGATTCGCGCGATTCCCCAGGCCCCGCCAGCGGAGGGGACGCCGGGATCCGTCCCGGCCCCGGTCGAGGCGGTCCCGGCGGTCGAGGTCGCGCCCAAGCCGACCGAAGACGACTACCCGAGCTTTGCCGACTACATGGAGGCGCTGACCGACTGGAAGCTCGCGCAGAATACCGCCGCGACCGAACAGCGCGTGATCGCCCGGCTCCAGCAGGAACGGCAGCAGGCGGCGCAACAGCAGTGGGACGCCCAGCAACGCGCCGTCCAGGTCCAGGCCGAACAGGACTACCTGGGACGGCTCGCCCAGGCGCGCGAGGCGTACCCGGACTACAACGAGGTCCTGGCCTCGGCGACCCATCTGCCGGTCACCGCCGAAGTGCAACTGGTCATTCAGAACTCGCCGGTCGGGGTCGATCTTGGGTACCACTTGATGAAGCACCCAGCGGAACTCGACCGGATCACCCGGTTGCCACCCGCCGCGCAGTTTATCGAGATGGGGAAACTTGAGGCGTTGCACGAGCGCGGGTTGCTGACTCCGTCTGCCCCCCCGGCGACGAGTCGGCCCGGTGCGGACGTGCGACCCCCGGCCGGTGTTCCGGCCCCGCGCCCCGTGGCCTCGCGTGCCCCGGCGCCGCCCCCGCGCGTGAATCCGAGCGCGGTGACGCCGTCGAAAGACCCGGAACAAATGACCTACGCCGAGTATGCCGCCTGGAGGGCGGCAGGCGGGGGCCGGTAAGCGACATCGGGCAGATCGGCCTCCGGGCCGAACGGGGACCTCGCCGCGCGCCCCAGCCCCCAGAACGCGCGACGTACGTTGGACGACCCGGCGGATCGCCTCGTCCCCGATCCCGTGAGTGTCTCACGGTCAGACGCCTGCACGACGGGTTCATCACGTCCCGCCCCTACGTGATGCTCCGGCCGCTCCCTGCCGTCGCCTCGGCCAGCGACACCACCGGTTTTGCTGGGATGCGCCCCTGCGCGCGTCGGAGTCAGTCCAATGCCCAATGTGTTCCTTACGATCAGTATGATCACACGCGAAGCCTTGCGGGTCCTTGAAAACTCGCTCACCTTCACCAAGCAGATCACCCGGCAGTACAGCAGCGAATTTGGCATCTCGGGGGCCAAAATCGGCACGGTACTGAATGTCCGCAAACCGCCTCGCTACCAGGGCCGCCTCGGGCAGACGCTCATCCTGGAAGACATGGTGGAAACGAGCGTGCCCGTCACGCTCGATACGCAGTTCGGCGTGGACATCTCGCCGTCCTCGCAGGATATGGCGCTCTCGATCGATGACTTCTCCAAGCGATTCCTGACCCCCGCGATTGCGACCATCGCCAACAAACTCGACTACGACGGCTTGCAGTTGACCAAGCAGATTTACGCCTCGGTCGGCACCCCCGGGGTGACCCCCGCCGATCTGCTCACCTACCTCAAGGCCGGGGTCAAGCTCAAGGACGCCAGCGTCCCGCTCGACGGGCAGTTGACCGTGGTCATCACCCCCCTCATGGAAGCCACGCTCGTCGATGCCTTGAAGGGCTTGTTCCAGCAGTCCAACCTGATTGCCGAGCAGTACGCGAAGGGCATGATGGGGCGGGCCGCCGGGTTCAAGTTCTACATGGATCAGAACTGCGCGAGCCTGACGGCCGGTCCCGGCGGGCTGGCGGGCGCCAACCTGCTCGTCGATGGCCCGAACCAGACCGGCGGCACCCTGCTCGTCAAGGGCTTCACGGCGGCGGTCGGCCCCCGGCTGAACAAGGGCGACACGTTCACGATTGCCGGGGTCTTTGGCACCAACGTGCAGAACCATCAGAGCACGGGCGCCCTCCAGCAGTTCACGGCACTGGCGAACGTCGCGAGCGACGTGGCGGGCAAGGCGGCGATCCCGATCTCGCCCGCGATCGTCGCGACCGGCGCGGGCCAGACCGTGACGGCGCTCGCCGCCGATAGCGCGATCATCACGGGCGGGAGCGGGGTCGCGGGCACGGTGTCCCCGACCGGCGTGGCCTTCCACCCGGATGCGTTCACCCTGGCGTGCGCCGATCTGCCCCTGCCGGAATCCGGCGTCGTGCAGGCCGCCCGCATGTCGGACAAGCAGCTCGGCCTCTCGATCCGGATGATTCGGGCGTACGACATCAACACGGATCGCTTCCCGTGCCGCCTGGACATCCTGTACGGGTGGGCCGTCCTGCGTCCCGAACTGGCCTGCCGCATCGCAGGCTAACGTCCTCGGGGACCTCTGGTCGCTCGATGCGGCCGGAGGTCCGTCGCGGACAAGGAGGGACCCATGCGACGACTCAGTAGCGGCCTACTGCTCGCCCTGCTCCTCGTGAGCCGGGTGGGCGCGCAGGTCACGGGACCCGTCTCGATTACGGCGGTGGATGCGGGCAATGCGTGTTCGGTGGCGGCGGCGTGTGCCAACTTCCAGGTGGGCAGCGTGCCCTCGCTCACCCTTCAGGTGAGCGGGACGTTCGTGGGGACGCTGACCTTCGAGGCGACTTCGGACGGCACCAACTGGCTCGCGATCGGGCTGGTCAATCCCGCGACGGGCGCGTCCGCGACGACGACCACCGCACCGGGCCAGTTCGCGCTCCCGAATTGGGGGATCGTGCGCGTCCGCGTGCGCGCGACGGCGTTCACGAGCGGCTCGGCGTCCGTGACCATGACACGCGGCGTGGGGACGCATCTCTCAGCGGCGAGCGGGGGAGGCGGCGGGGCCTCCCTCCCGACCGCTGCGCTCGGTCAGGTCTTGATTTCGCAGGGGGCGGGGACGGCACCGGTGTTCAGTAATAGTCCGAGCCTGATCGGATCGCCCGCGTCGGTCGTCCTGATCGAGTCTTCCGCTGCGGTGGATGCGCGGCGATGGCGCATTGGGACGTTGACCGGCGGGTATTTGGTGATTGATGAAGAATCAGACGCAGGCGTCTCGACGCGGAGACCCTTCTATCTCGTTCGCGGGGGCGGGGCCAACTTCTTGGGCAATGTGAACGCGAATCAGGTCGTCACGGCCCAAATCCAAATGGGGGAGCGTCCGTTCGCCGGGATTGTGCCGGGGGTCATTGGCGATCTCGTGAATGTCAACAACAGCACGACGGCGGTGCCTGGGGCCATCGTGACGACCGGCGGCACGAACGGCGTCCTCGCACGCTGGAACGGCACCAACTGGGTCGTGGTCGGCGGCGTGGCGGGTGCCCCCACCGAAGTCGTCACATCAGCGGTCTCGTCCGCGACCCCGGCTCCTGTCGGTGCGGGTGCTCGCAACCTCTATCTGCTCACGGCCCTCGCCGCGACCGCGACCTTCGCCGCGCCCACCGGCACCCCCGTCGATGGCAGCTATCTGACCATCCGGGTCAAGGACAACGGCACGCCGCAAACGCTCGCCTGGAACGCCATCTATCGCGCCGGGAGCGTGGCCCTGCCGATCACGACGACCACCAGCAAGACCATGTACATCGGGTTCCGGTACAACGCGGCGGATACCAAGTGGGATCTGACCGCGCTCGCGACTGGATTCTAGGAGTTCCCATGTTCCACGCCACCGTCCTCACCCGCGAAGAGAGCGTCTACGGCCTCGGCTTCCTCTTTGAGGTCGAGTTTGCCAACGATGACCGGTCCACCCTGCATCAGTACCTGCGGAGCGGGCGCTTCCGCGTGGATGACGGCGTCTCGAAGATGATTTCGACCGTGGTCGAAGATGTCCGCTTCCAGTGCCCCAATGACGACGTGCTCTACCGGAGCGTGGGGGATCATGTGCGGCAGTTCAACGTGGTCGAGGCCGGGTCGATGGTGCCGATCGGCACGACGCTGGACCTGTCCCGCGTCGATCCGCCGCCGCCGCCCCCACCGCCCACGCCTGAGCAGTTGCACGCGCAAGCGGTCGCGGGCGCGGTCGCGCAAGGCACGTCGCTCGCCTCGCAGATCAACGTCCTTCAGAAGGCGGGCGCGGACATCGATCTGGCCGAACTCTCCGTCCTCAAGCGGCGGCTGGACATCATGCTGGACCTCCTGGTCCGACAGGCCCTCGCCGTGACCCAGGTGGTCGAGGAGCCGTAGTGGCCTTCGCGCACTTCACGTCCTACACGGTCAAGCCGGGACAGGTCTCGGGCGGGCCGCACGGCAGCTTCCCGCTGTTGATCGGCGACCAGGACGCCCGGTACAAGATTGTCGGGAGCGGCGGGCACGTCCAGTCGGCGGCGGGCTTCGACCTGCGGCCCTACAACGGACTGGCCGGGACGGCGCTGCCCTTCGAGTTGGAGTCGGGCAGCTACAACAGCGCCACCGGCGCCATCGTTGTGTGGGCCTCGGTCGCCTCGCTCGCGGACGGGTCGGCGGTCTATCTCTACTACGGAGACGCGACGATCACGACCGACGGCAGCACGACGACCCCCTGGGACAACGCCGGGTATGCCGGGGCCTACCACGGGATCGTGTCTGGCGGGGCCGTCCTGAACGCGACCGCGCAGGGCAGTTGGTATCTGGTCAATGCCGGGAGCAGCCCGAATGTCCCCGGCAAAATCGGCGTCGGGATCGATACGACCGACCCCGGCTACTCCGACACCTTTGGCAAGTTCTTCCGGACCACCGATCCGGGCTTCTACGATTTCACCAGTAACAACTTCACGATCGCCTTCTGGTGGAAGCCGTCCTCGCTGAACAATGCGTCCGGAGCCGAGATGCCGGTCTTCAAGGGCGGGTATCAATCCGAAGGGTATTACGTCGTCGTCAACAACGATGGATCGATGTCCTTCACCACGAACCAGCCCGGCATCCAGCAAGCCTCGGGCACCGCCGCTGGCGTGGCGGTCGTCGGCAGTTGGGTGCGGCTCGCCTTCCTCCGGAATGGCAGTTCGATTCGGATCCTCGCGAATGGCGTGGACGTGACCGCCGTGGCGGGCACCCACGTCAACCCGCAGGCCAGCAACTTCTTCTTCGACTTCGGGATCTACAACAACGGCGGGGCGACCACCTATTCGGCCCCCGGGATCTACGACGAGATGTACTTGGCGTACACCAACCAAACGCCGGGCTGGATGACAACGGAGTACCGCAATCAGAACGCCCCGCTCACGTTTCTGACGCGAAGCGGCGAAGACGGCGGGGGCAGCAGCGTGCCCGACAACAACGGCTTTCTCAATTTCTAGGGGGTCAGGATGAGTGGGTATCCGGCGTGGGTGTATCGCAAGACCGAAGACGGCACGATCGACGGCGTCATCGTGCCGACCAAAGAGGCGCATGACGCCCTGCCGCCCGGCTGGTACGGCACGCCGGATGAGGCGCTCGCCAGCACGCCGTCTCTGACGCCCCCGGACCCCACGGTGGCGCCGGATGGCCCGCCCAACGATATGTCGGAAGGCGTCCCCGAGGCCGAGACCGAGACCGGCGAGGACCCGCCGAAGCGCACGGCGAAGGGGCAATTCAGGAAGCGCGGGGAATAAATGACCGCGCTCGATCTCATCACCCGCGCGCTCCGGATGCTGGGGGCCATCGGTCCCGGGGAGAGCCTCGACCCGCAGGAGGCCACTGATGGCCTCGTCGCGCTCAACATGATGGTGGATCGCTGGGCCGCCGAACGGCTGATGATCCCGGTCATCGAGCGGGCCACGCTGACGATGACCGTGGGCAAACAGATGTACACCATCGGGCCGGGCGGCGACTGGGATCGACCGCGTCCGGAGTCCCTCTCGGGCGCGAGCGTGACCTCGTTCAACAACGCCGTCCAGCCGCTCGAACTGCCGCTGGTCGTCCTCACGCAGCAGGACTGGCAGACGACGGTCCCGGTCAAGAACGTCGAGAGTGCGCTGCCGCAGTCGGTCTATTACGAGCGGTTCTGGCCGCTCGGACGACTCCACTACTGGCCCATCCCGAACGTCGCGAACCTGGAAGCGGTCCTCTACGTGCCGACCGCCATCACGGCGTTCGCGAACCTCTCCACGCACTACACCTTCCCGCCCGGATTTGAGGAAGCGATCCTCTACAGCCTCGCCGTGCGGCTCTCGATGGAATACCCGGCGAGCAACCGGCTCCAGGACATCGTCGCCATGGCGAAAGACGCCATCATGATCGTCAAGATTCAGAACATTCCCGATGACCTGCTGCATTGCGACCGCGCGATCATCTCGCGCACGGGCGTCTATGACTGGCGTAGCGATCAATAGTTCGGACGCGCGATGAGATACCAAGCCTTCGTGGGCGGATCGAATCCGTCCCAAAGCAGCACCGCCGATTCGCAGCGGACGATAAATTTCTACATCGAACGCACCGAGGCCCAAGGCGCGAAGGCCCAGGCCGTGCTCTATCCCACCCCGGGCTATTCGCTCTTTTCCAGCATCACGGACGGCCCAGTGCGGGGGCTGTTCTCCGAGGACGGGCGCACGTTTGGCGTGGTGGGCTTCAAGCTCTACGAGTTCGACCAGAACGGGGTCGCGACCGACCGGGGGGACGTGCTCCGCGATGACAACCCCGCCACGTTCGCGAGCAACGGCGATGCGGGCCACCAACTCTTCATCACGTCCGGGAACACGGGCTACATCTTCGACCTGCTGTCCAACACGCTGACGACGGTGCTCGCGGGCGCGACGATTGGCGGGTACTGCGACGGGTATTTCGTGGCGCTCGACACGGCGACCTCGACGCTCAAAGCCTCCTCGCTCGTCAACGGCATCTCCTGGCCCGGTCTCCAGGTCGCCCAACGCCAGACGGCGTCCGACCGGTGGATCGGGATGGCGGTCATTCATCGCGAGGTCTGGCTCTTCGGCAGTCAGTCCTCCGAAGTGTGGGTCAACATCGGCCAGGGCCAGATGCCGTTTGCCCCCATCAGCAGTGCCTTGATGCAGCAGGGCACCGCCGCCCCGTTCTCGGTCGCCCAACTCGACCAGTCGCTGTTCTGGCTCGGCGAGAACCAGCAGGGCACCCGGACGGTATTCCGCTCGAACGGCTACCACCCGGAGCGGGTCAGCACGCACGCGCTCGAATGGACGATGGCCCAATACGGCGTCGTTCACGACGCCATCGCCTTCACCATCCAGTGGCAAGGTCACACGTTCTACGTGTTGTCGTTCCGGAACGAAGGGGCGACCTGGGTGTTCGATGCCGCCACGGGGCTGTGGACGGAATGGCTCTTCTGGAACGAGGACGACGGCGTCTACGAGGCGCACCGGGCGATCTGTCACTGCCACGGCTTCAACCGGTACCTGATTGGCGACCGGGACAACGGCAACCTGTACGCGCTCGGCCCGCTCGCGTTCACTGACAACGGCGCGACGATTCGCCGGGTCCGTCGTGCCCCGCACATCGCGAACGAACTGAACTACATCCGGTACGACGAGTTGCGGCTCGACCTGGAAGTCGGCGTCGGGCTGGTGGATCCCATCCAGGGCCACACCCCGCAGATCATGATGCGCTACAGCAACGACGGCGGGAAGACGTGGCAGGCCGAACGGCTGGGCGGCACCGGCAAACTCGGCAAATACAAACAACCCGTCCGGTGGGCGCGGCTCGGTACGTCGCGGGATCGCGTGTTCGAGATTTCCACGACGGACCCGATCCCCTGGCGCATTGTCGATGCGTACCTGACGATCGGTGGGCAAGGCTGATGCCGATCCGGTCGCCCTATGCGGGTCGCCGTCGTCGGATCAATCCCGCGACCGGCACCTACGACGTGAACGGCGATGCGCCGTTCTTTGTCCCGGCGCGGGAAGCCATCACCACCAGCAAGGACGATCAGCGGATTCCGACCGTCTGGCAAGCGTTCTTCGAGGAACTGGCCGATGCCAGCTTCAC